TGCTAAAATTATTATGGCTACTCAAATTGCAAATGCTGGTGCATTGGCTACTCCTCAATCAATTGCAACTGGTGGAGCAGCGGCAGCGCCAGTAATTTTATTAAATAATATATCAGCAGCATTATCTATTGCATCAGCTATTGCTGCTGGAGCGCAAGCAATTTCATCAATCAGTTCTGCTGATAGTGGAGGTAGTGCATCAACTGGGGCATCATTACCAAGTTCAGGTGGAGGTTCAGCACCAATAGCACCAAGACCTGAAGCGCCAACTCAATTGGACCAAAAATCATTAAATGCAATTAATAACGTATCAGCTAGGGCCTATGTAGTTGAGTCAGATATTACTGGTAGCCAAAAGAGAATTAGTAGAATAGAAAATGCAGCAAGAATTTAAAAACAAATAATATGAAATTACCAATTTACCAACTTGAAATTAGTGACGATTTAAATGACGATGTTGAAGTTGACTTTGTTGCTTTGGTTGATAGACCAGCCATTGAAAAAGACTTTTTAATGTTTAAAGAGGCAAAGGCTAATTTTGTTATTCAGTCAGAGGATAGAAGAATTGTTTCAGGCGCTTTAATGCTTGCCGATACTCCTATTTATAGAAACGACCAAAATGGCGAGTATTACGTTACGTTTACTAAAGACACGATTGAGAAGATAGCGCAAAAGTTTTTTAAAAAAGGTTATCAATCAAACGTAAACTTGATGCATGATGAGGCTTTAGCAGTTGAAGGAGTAACGATGTACGAATCTTTTATTGTCGATTCGTCACGGGGAGTAATGGCAATGAAAGGTTTTGAGGATGCACCCGAAGGCTCTTGGTTTGGAAGTTTTAAAGTAGAAAACGAATCAGTTTGGAATAAGATTAAATCGGGAGAATTTAAAGGATTTAGTGTTGAAGGCATATTTAATTACAAGAAAGAAAAGCAACCGATGAGCGTTGAAGAATCGCTATGGTCAGAGATATGTTCGATTTTAGAACAAGTCTAAATGATAAAGTATTAATTAATCAGTATTTATAATCAAACAATAGTAAAACAATTTATGAACGTTTCAGAAGCGATTGAAAAAATTAAAGTTATGTTAGCGGATAATTCCGTTCAACAAACTGAAGAAATTGCATCAGAGCCAGCTACACAATTGGTATTCGAAACTTACGACCTTAAAGATGGTAGTAAGATTGATTTATCAGCTTTAGAGATTGGCGCAGATGCTATGCTTGTTGACGATTCAGGTAACTCAGTTTCTGCTCCCGATGGCGAGTATGAATTAGCTGATGGTACTATGATGACCGTTGTTGGCGGTAAGGTTGAAGGTGTAGAAACCCCACAAGCCGAAGCACCAACTTCTGAAGAAGCTCCTATGGAAGCCGATTCTCAATTTGATGAAATGAATGCTACTATCACTTACTTGCAAGCCGAGAATGAGGCATTAAAAAACAAGTTGGTAGAATTAGAAAGCAAGTTTAATCAAGGATTTAGTGAAATGTTAAGCGTATTGGAAGGATTTTCTAAGACTCCAGTAGCTGACCCAATCCAAAATCCAAAAAACAATTTTAGAATCGTTGAGCCAAAGGCCGACAAAATAGAGCGATTCTTGGAAAGAGTTAAAACTTTAAATTAAAAATTTTAAAAAAGAAAAATTATGGCATTTGTTGTAAGTACATTAACGGATTACGCCAAAGAAAACGAAGCATTATTAGTAACATCTTCAGTTCTTGGCTCTAAAACTGCTACTTTGATTAAATCTCAAGGAAACGTTTTAGTTGGAGTAAAATCTTCAGAGAAAATTGGTATCATGGATACTGATGCTTTCTTTCAAGATGATAGCGATTGCGGTTTCAACGCATCAGGTACAACTACTTTCACTCAGCGTAGTGTAACGGTTGGTAAAATTAAAGTACAAGAGGCACTTTGTCCAAAAGGATTAGAGTCGAAGTACTTACAAAAAGCATTATCAGCTGGTTCTATGTATGATTCAATCGCTTTCGCTGCTGATTATACTTCTAAGAAAGCCGCTCGTATTTCTGCTCAATTAGAAACTGCGATTTGGACTGGAGATACTGCATCTGCAAATGGTAACTTAAATAAGTTTGATGGTTTTGCTAAGTTAGTTGCTGCCGCTTCGGCTTCAGTTATCCACGCAAATACAACTACTTATTACGGAACTGCTTTAGCTGCTTCCGCTGGTATTACAAGTGGTGTAGTTGTTGCAGTTTTAGATGCAGTTTACAAGGCTATCCCAGCGCAAATCGTTGATAAGGATGACGTTGCTATTTTTGTAGGAAACGATGTATTCCGTACTTATACTATCGCATTAAAAAATTCAAATTTATTTAATTATACTTTTGATGGCGCTGCCACTGGAGAATTAACTTTGCCAGGAACAACTATCAAAGTTATTGCAGTTCAAGGATTGAACGGAACTTCTAAGATATATGCTGGTCGTATTTCTAACTTGTTCATCGGTACTGACTTGTTGAATGAAGAGGAGCAATTTGAATTAATCAATGACCCATATGCAATGAACATTAAGTTCATGGCAGCGTTTAAGTTCGGTGTGCAATTTGCATTCCCTGACGAGATGGTTGATTTCATCTTAGCTTAATAATCTTACAAATAAGTTCGGGGAGTATCGCTTGGATGCGACTCCCCTAATTTTAACACTTTAAAGAAAAATAATTATGGCTTGCGCTTTAACTCAAGGATATTCTTTAGATTGTCGTGACTCATTAGGTGGGATTACAGAAGTGTATTTTATTGAAAAAGGAAATATTAGTGCTATTACCGTTGCTTCGGGTTCGGTATCTGCATTGACTAAAGTGGTTGGTAAAAGATTCTATAAATATGAATTAGTTCCAGGTACTGCTTCTTTGACTGAAAACATTAATGCTAATGTGCAAAATGGTACGGTTTTCTATGCTCAAGAACTATCGATAGTATTGAACAAATTACAAGTGTCAACAAGAAACGAAATTCTTTTGTTGGCTCAAAATACATTGTTATGTGTTGTAAAAGACAATAACGATAAAACGTTTTTACTTGGTCGTGTACAAGGTATAAACTTAACTGGTGGCAACGCTGCTACGGGTACGGCTCAAGGAGACCGTTCAGGTTACACTTTGACTTTCTCTGCAACTGAGAAAGAATTATCGCCAGCGGTGGCTGATGGAGTCTTTACTGCATTGACTACTCCAGGCGCTTAAAGATAGTCGTTTGGTTGACGGGTAAGGGGGGAGCAGATGCTTCCCCTTTTTTTATATAAGAAATTTTGTTAATGCTATTTATATTTGATGATACATTTAATCAAAGGTCAAGTCAATAAAATAATATTAACATTAAGCGAGAAGGCAACTCTTACTTCGCCTAATTATCTATTCTATTTTAAGTCAAGAAATACAAACGAAACGGTGGCATTTGTGATTTTAAACAATGCCGATTTATCTGCTTATAAGGAAAGATTTAATGCTTTTAATATAACGGTAAGTTCTTATTTTGCGACTAAATTACCTGGCGAATGGTCTTATCAGATTTATGAGCAAACTTCAACTTCCAATTTAATACCATCGCAAGCGACTTCATTGCTTGAAAGTGGGCAAGCAAGTTTAAACGACACAAGTCAATTTAGTTTTACTACTTATAGCAACCAAACAAACACTTACAAAGTAAGAGATATATGAGCAATCAATTAATGGTTTTAACTTTTGCGGAGGCAAGACAACCTGAATATCGGGAGAAGAAAGGCGAAGGAGAAGGTTACATTGAGTTCGGAAAAAAGAATGATTATCCTAACTACTTAGTCGATTTATTTAATAAGTCTGCCAAGCATAATGCGATAATTAAAGGAAAGGTCAACTACATAACTGGGAATGGCTTCAAAATCAAAGAGGGTGTTGACCCTATTGGTGAACAATTCATCGCACAAGCTAACCGAGTGGAGTCGTTGACCGAAGTTTTAAGAAAGGCATCTATTGATATTGAATTATTTGGAGGCGCTTACTTGCAAATTATATGGAGTGTAACGGGAGAGAATCTTGCTGAGGTTTATCATGTTGATTATACTAAGATTCGTACTAATGCTGACAATACTCAGTTTTGGTATTCAGAAAATTGGGAAGATAGAAAGTATAAAAGAGAAGTATTTAACGGATTTAATTCTCAGTTAAGACAAGGCACTCAAATAATGTATTTAAAGGAGTATCGCCCTAACTTGAATGCTTACGCATTACCAGGTTATTTCGGTGCTTTAAATTACGTTGAATCAGATATTGAAATATCTAAGCACGTTTTAGGTAATGCTCAAACTGGATTCAGTGCAAGCAAATTAATTACTTTACCAAACGGAGAGCCATCGGATGAC